CAGGTAACTACGACAATAAGAGTAAGTACGTTTACGTTCAAGTAACTGCTGACGTGGCTGACAAAGGAGTTCCACCAACTTACAAACCATTTGGATTCGAGCCTTTGTACCAAACCTACGTTTCAGGTAATATAAGTATGCCATTCCCAAGCTATGTGGAGAATGCAAGCTACCTAAACACAGGCTTAACTATAACAGGATCAAATGCTAGAACCGTTATTAATGGCTTTTACAATACAAAAGCTTATTATGGATGGGATTATAGTTCATACGATAACAACAACTTCTTAGGTCCTATACCTTCTGCATCTATCGTACCAACAGATTTAAGAGGACTTAATGGCTTCTTTAACCTTGACTATTGCTTTGTTCACCCAAGTGCATCAAGAACGGATGACAGATCAACATTCACAGCAGGTCAATCGGTATCAGGATCGGTATTGAAGGGTCTAGATATTTCAAACATTGCTAAGTTCAGTATACCACTGCAAGGTGGATTTGAGGGTATGGATATCTCAGCTCCAAAATATGTAGGAGAGGACATTACACCAGGAAACGTATCAGGATTTAACTGTACAACATCAACTACAGCAGGCTCTCAAGCTTACTTTAAAGCTTTAGGAATCATAGGAAATGGTGAGGAGTTTGATATTAACATGATTGTTACTCCTGGAATTAATGCAGATGACCACTTAGCTGTAGTAGCTAAAGCAATCGAAGTAGCTGAAGACAGAGGTGACACCTTTGTGATTGTTGACCCTGTAAGACAAGGAAGAACTATTGGTGATGCCATTGGAGCAATCACGGATGCAAACCTCAACAGTAGCTATGCTGCTACTTATTGGCCATGGGTTAAGATCATTGATATCACTCGCAATAAGCCAGTATGGGTACCACCAAGTGTTGTTCTCCCAAATGTATACGCATACAATGACACTGTAGCCTTTGAATGGTTTGCTCCAGCTGGTTTGAACCGTGGAGGAATTTCTGAAGCAGTAGACGTTGAACAAAAGCTGACTTTCTCACAAAGAGATGTATTATATGAAAACAAGATCAACCCATTAGCAACTTTCCCAAATCAGGGAGTATGTGTATGGGGTCAAAAGACGCTTCAATCTAAGCCAAGTGCTTTGGATCGAATTAACGTACGTCGTTTAATGATTTCGTTAAAGAAGTATATCGCAAGTGCTACAAGATACCTGGTGTTTGAAAATAACACTACTGAGACACGTCAAAGGTTCTTGAATATTGTTAACCCTTACTTGGAGAGAGTGAAATCTCGTCAAGGTTTGTACGCTTTCCGTGTAGTAATGGACGAGACAAACAACACTCCTGATGTGATTGATAGAAATCAGATGTACGGTCAGATTTTCTTACAACCAGCTAAGTCATCGGAATTTATTATTCTTGACTTTAACATCCTACCAACTGGAGCTTCATTTGAAAACGCATAATAAACTAATAAAACAATAAAGCACAATGGCCGAAAAAATAGTTAGCCCTGGAGTCTTTACAAACGAAAAAGACCTATCATTTTTGCCAACTGGCGTTGCTTCGATTGGTGCTGTAGTATTAGGACCTACAACAAAAGGTCCTGCCTTTGTGCCTACAGTAGTAACCAGCTTCGAAGACTTTAAAGCCAAGTTTGGTGATCTCGATGAGACAACATATATTCCCTACACTGTAAAAAGCTACTTACGTAACGCAAGTAATGTAATTGTAGTGCGGGTAATGCAAGAAGGTGGGTACTCAACAGGAGTACTGCACATTTCTTACGATACAACACTTGTAGGTGTAATTCACCCAAGTGCAAAAAACCTTGGATCAAATACATACGACCTATCAACATCAACCCTCGCCAGCTCAGGCACAGCAACTGGTAAGTTTGGAATCACTTTATCGGGTACAGGTGTAACAGCACAGGCTGTAACTGCTTCTGGAGCAGCCACCTCTTCAATAGCTTTTGATCGCGTATTTGGTACAAGTGTCAAGAGTGATAAAAAAGGATTTATGTATCTTTGGTTTAAAGACTTCGCATCCTTAAATCAAGACACAGCAACGTTGGCTCCGACAGTAGGAAACGCAGCTCTCGACTTGAGCGGTACAACCTACGGAGCAGCACAAAAAGCAGCTACTCCTTATATCACAACTCAAAGACTGTCGGGACAAAACCCACAAAAACTGTTCCGTTTCATATCACAAGGACATGGAGCAGACACCAACACAGCCTACAAGATCAGTATCATCAACACTTTGATGCCAGGAGACGATCCAGCAACAAGCTACGGTAGCTTTACTGTGCTAGTTAGAGAGCATGGTGATACAGATCAAAGACCAGTTGTATTGGAGACATTTGTAGGTTGTAATCTCGACCCAGATTCTACAAACTACATAGCTCGAAACATTGGTGACAGATATGCTCAAGTTAATTCCGACAACACTATAACATACAAAGGCAACTATGCAAATAGAAGTAAGTATGTGTATGTTGAAGTAGCTGATGCTGTTGCTAAGAAAGGTGTTCCACCAACCTACAAGCCATACGGATTTGAGCCTGTGATTGAGCCAATCAACGCCACAAACAATCTTCCAGCTGCAGTTTATGCTATAAACACAGGATCTAAGAACGTAAGAAATCCTTACACAGAGATTAACGGCTTCTACAATGCAAAAGCTTATTACGGATGGGATTACAATGGCTACGACAACAACAACTACCTTAAGCCAATTCCAGCATCAGCTAATGCAGGTGCAAACACTTACTTTAATCTCGATGACTGTTACTTCCACCCTAGCGCATCTGCAGTAGACGCAAGATCAACTGGATTTGTACCATTGAATACAGCTCACCCTCTAAGTGGAAGCATCTCTTTAGCAACTCTCAAAGGTTTAGACATTTCGAATGTGCTGAAGTTTAACGTACCACTGCAAGGTGGATTTGACGGATTAGACATAGCAGCACCTAAAAACGTAGGATCAGCAATCACAAATACCAACGTTTGTGGATTTGATTGTTCTAATTCTAACACAAGCGGATCACAAGCTTACTTTAAAGCTTTAGGAATCATAGGAAATGGCGAAGAATACGATATTAACCTCATCGTAACACCAGGTCCTAACGCAACTCAACACGCTGCAGTAATACAAAAAGCAATTGAAGTAGCTGAAGACAGAGGTGATTGTTTTGTGATAGTAGATCCAGTTAAGCAAGGCTTGCAAATTGGAGATGCAATTGGAGCAATTGGCACAGCCAACCTCGATAGCAACTACGCAGCTTGTTACTGGCCTTGGGTAAAGATCATGGATATTACTCGTAACAAACCAGTATGGGTACCACCAAGTGTAGTATTACCAGGAGTATTGGCTTACAACGATACAGTATCTTTTGAGTGGTTCGCCCCTGCAGGTCTTAATAGAGGTGGTGTATCAGAAGCAGTAGACGTTGAACAAAAGCTGACTTTCTCACAAAGAGATGTGTTGTACGAGAATAAGATTAACCCAATCGCTACATTCCCTAACCAAGGTGTATGTGTATGGGGTCAGAAAACTTTGCAATCTAAGCCAAGCGCTCTTGACAGAATCAATGTTCGTCGTCTAATGATCTCATTGAAGAAGTACATTGCTAGTGCAACTCGCTACTTAGTATTTGAAAACAATACAACAGAAACTCGTCAGAGATTCCTCAACATTGTTAACCCTTATTTGGAAAGAGTTAAATCACGTCAGGGTCTTTATGCCTTCCGTGTAGTAATGGATGAAACCAACAATACACCAGACGTAATCGACAGAAACCAAATGTATGGTCAAATATTCTTACAGCCAGCTAGATCTTCTGAATTCATTATCTTAGACTTCAACATTTTACCTACTGGAGCATCATTCGAAAACGCATAACTCTAATACTTATAATAAAATAACGCACAATGGCAAATTTAATTGAAAACGATAAGATGTTTTACACGCCCTTCGAACCGAAGGTGCAGAATCGCTTCATCATGCAACTTGATGGTGTACCGTCTTTCATCATGAAGAAGGTATCACGTCCTCAGATTGACTGTGGTGAAGTTGTATTGGATCACATCAACTTAGTTCGTAAACTGAAAGGAAAGTGTAAGTGGGGTGATATCACCATGACTTTATACGATCCGATTGTACCTTCAGGTGCTCAGACTGTAATGGAATGGGTTAGAACCGCTCACGAATCAGTAACTGGTCGTGATGGATATGCAGACTTCTACAAAAAAGATTTTGATATCTTTGTATTAGGTCCTGTAGGTGACAAGGTTGAAAACTGGAAAGTGAAAGGTGCTTATATCAAGACCGCTCAGTTCGGTGACTTGGATTGGGCTACTGAAACTCAAGTTGAAATCCAGCTTACTATCGCACTAGATTACTGTGTATTGGAGTACTAATACTCACGCACACAAAATACTAAA